TTATTTCTGCTTGATGTTCTTATCGGCTGTCACTGTTGGCAGCGCTGGGCACGAAGCGTTGCGATCCATGAACCGGGAAACCGGCAGTGACGTATTTCGCTATATCGAACGCGAATAAAAATGAGGGCGGGCGACCCGTCATTGCCCGCCCAAGTCGGGAGGTTACGTCAGGCAGTATGGACCGGCCCGCCCCAGTTCACGCCGGTCAGATAGGCCACCGCCGATGCACGCATGCGCTTCCAGCCGATGCCATGCTCGGCCCTGAACGCGACGCTGTTGGTCTGCCACATGCTGACTAATGAGGTGGCCGTCGGCGTCGCCGAACTGCCGGTCGGCGCATCGTCCATCTGCAACGACACCTGGTCCGATGCGTCGATCTGGATGCCGTCGTCCTGCGCCAGGAAGATATCCCTGGCATTGCACAGCACCACAATATTATTTGTGACAAAGTCACTCACGATCACCGGCATCATGTACAACGAGCCGCCGGTAAAGTCCTGCATGCTCGGGAAGGACGGCTGGCCCAGCGGGTTGACCATGGTCCCGAGCGCCCCCGCATTGATCGAATTCATGATCCAGACGCCGGTCGTCGGCGGATTGTTGGCGCTGGTGAACTTCGCCATCAGGCTGCGCACATCCATGATTACCGAGGCAGTGTCAGTACCGCCTGATGCGATCGTCGATGCGCCGTTGGTAATGGACGCAGGCTTGATGTTGGCGGTGCCGGCATTGCTGGGCAGGATGAACGCCGTGTCCTGTTCGGCGCTGACTACCGCGGCTAGCTGATTGCGCACGATCATATCCGACTTCGGCGACGAATCACGAATGTTCTCCATCGACAGCACGCAGATGCTGGCGAGTTTGGTCGGCAGGATCTTGTCCCGCTGGAAGTTGAACGAGGTCACGGGTTTTGCGGCGCCCTCCCCCACCCAGTATGCAGAACCGCCTGCGGTCTGCGAGATCAGCGGCTGGCGCCATCCGATCGGATTAAGCGCAGGCACGTTACCTTCTCCGAAACGGCCAAGAATGGTCCTCGGCCGCAGATATTCCAGGAACCCGGCTTCACCGCCAGCCTCGATTGCTACCAGATTGGAGGCCCAGTTCGGCGAGATCGACGTTCCACCTGGCACCGCCGCCTTGTAGTAATGCGCCACTTCACTGTCGCTGCCATACATCGATTCCGCGATCTGGTCCTCGCGATAGCGAGTCTTTTGCGCCAGTACCGCGACCTTGACGCGACGCGTAAACTCGATTCCCTGCTCAAGCTTCGGCGGCGTCTTGACGATGATCGAGTTGTGCACCGGGATGCCGCCGCCATCGCTCGATGTGGCGCGCACCGGAACGGCGCTGGCTGCCTTGATCGATTCCATCCGGCGCAGGTCTTTCAGTTCCTCGTCAATGGTCTCGATGTCGCGACTGAGGTTATCAAACTCATCCCTCTCAGCCTCGTTTTTCGACCGGCTTTCGCCGATCGCCGCTCCCTGGATTTCCTCCATCCGCGCCGTCTTGGTGACGCGCTGGGTCTCGAATGCGCCGATCTGTTCGGCAATGGTCCGTTGCATGTTGTAGCCCTCCGGGCTTGCAAATTTACGCAATGCCGAACCGCCGGCGGGGTTTGAATCGACACTGATCGGCTTGCGGCCGAGCGCGGCCCGCTGAGCAGTGTCGATATTCTTGATTGCGGTAATGGTAGCTTCGCTGTTCGCCGGAACGGTCACGGCGGAAAGTTCGAGCCAATCCCACTTGGTGAATCGCAGGCCGCCGGTGCCCTTGATGGCTTCCTTCTCGAGCGGGCTGAATCCGATCGAAAGCCCAGTGACGAGCCCCGCCTTGATCAGCGACCAAGCACGATCAATTTCCTCGGTGACGCCCTTAGCGATGCTGGCGACGATTTCGATGCCTGACTTGGTGACCTTGGCGGCCGTAACCTGGCCGATCGGCTGGCGCGAGTCGTGTTGCCACAGGAACGGCATCGGCAACTTGAACTGCGCGCCGTCCGGCTCAACCACGTCCTGCAAGCGGTCAGGCGTCGGGGTCGATGCCACGCCGGTAATGACGCGCGCGTCTTCGTCGACCTTCTTGATTTCAAGAAGGCTGTACGCTCGATTGAGCATGGTGGTTAATCCTTTAGGCGAAAAACACTCTCACTTCCGGCCGTTTCGCCGGCACCGGGTTGAGCGCGAGCAAAGCCGCCGCATTGAACAGCGCCATCAGGCAGTCAATCTTCCCGAAGCCACTATCGTCGCGCGCGATCCGCATCCCGGTCGGCGTCGGCACGATCCGCGCATTGCCGGCGCACCAGGCCATCAAGGCCTGGCCGCCATGCTTGAACGATCCGTCGACCAGCTTGCGCTCAACGGTCTTGATCGCGCCCATCAGCGAAATGCCCTGCCGCACGCCAGCCAGCAGATTGTTCTCCTGGGTGACGCCGATCCGAGCCAGCGCGTCGACGATGCCGCCGATCCCGATCGCATCGACCCCGACGCCCGCGAGCTTCTTCGTGAGCTTCACCTTCTCGACCACATCGATCACAAACGAGATGTCATCCGGCAATTCAGCCACCACCGTCAGGTCGCCGTCGGCCTGAAACCGCTCATAAACCTGCGCATTGGCCTTGCGCCGTTCTAAACCCTCTGGCGAGAGCAGCGCATGCGTCCAGCAGAGGTGCGTCTTGGTTTCCTTCTCCCGTCCGAGCACCGCAATCCCGAGTAGATCGTCGAGCCCGCCGCCGTCGATGCCGACCACCACCGCCTCCGACCGTTCGAGCACATCATCCAACGTCAGCCCTTCCTCGACGCCGCGACCCCAGTAGTTCGCCCCGGCCCAGCCATCGGCCCGCAACGACATCCCGATCTGCACATTGAAATGCTGCGACGCGATCAACGCCACCGCCGCCGGCCCGTCGGCCTCGGCCCGCATCACCTCGCGCGCCAGGAAGTCCGCATTGGTCGATCGTCCGAGGTTGGGGTTGACCAGCGGCCACAGTTCCGGGTTCTTCCAGCCGTCGTCGCGAACCATCCGCTCGGGCAACTCGTACAAGATCGGCAATAGCGGCATTTTCGCCTTGCCGTCGCGCACGCTGCGCGCCATCGCCAGTTCGCTGGCAAACACGCCGACCGGTGGCTGTTTCGATTGCGTCGTGGTCTGAAACAGGAACCCGTCCGGCCGCTTGGTCAACGCGCCGCGGAGCTCGACGAAGATTTCCGCGGCGTTGCTCTTCTTCGCGAACACGTGGGTCTCGTCGATCATCGTGCCGACAGCGAGGCTGCCAGTAATGATGTCGGTATCGGCAGCCTTGATCTGCAACGTCGCACCCGAAATCCGGTGCGTGATCCGTTTCAGGTTGTCCTGGATGTGGAACAAATCAGTTAGTGTTTTGTCGAGCCGGATCGTGCCCTTGGCTTGCTTGAACGCGATCGACGCGATCTCGATAGTCGGTGCCACCAGTATGAACGAGGCCTCCGGCCTCCGATTGACGATCATGGCCGTCAACATCACCATGCCGCCGTTGCTGCTCTTGCTGTTCCCCTTCGGGATAAGCTGGAACACCTCCGAAATGCGACGGACATTGGTCTTCGGGTCCAAACTGCCGAACAGCGCCGCCACGATCGGCAAGAACCACGGCCCGCAGGCCTCCTCCATGGTCGGCGTCCCGATCACGTCCGGCAACCGTAATCGCTTGAAACACCGCAGCGCCCTCGCCGCCTCAGCCTCGAACAGCGGCAGTTCGGGAACCAGGGATTGGCCGGACAGGATCCGCTCTTCCCAATCCGGGACCGCCGTTGACCAGACGTCTCCACAATCGTCAGCGCGGGCCGCCGATGCGCTCCGCGGCATCAGTTGGCTCTAACCTCCATCTCGATATCGGCCGCCCACGGCGTGCCAATGCCAGCCGTTTCGGCGGCCTCGGTCTGCTGGTCCTTCTTACCCCTCTGATAGTCGGCTATCTTAGGGTGACAATAGGGTGCGGCGGCGATCGCCAGGCGGTCACGCCGCTCTTGGGTGGCAGTTGGATCGCGGATGACCGAAAGCATGTAGTCCAGCGGCATAACGCCGGGAACCTTAGTTGCCTCACTCACAACCTGTTTTCGCTTTGCTGGCTTCGGTTCCCTTAACCTTGGCAGTTCAAGATCTTGTGGCATATTGGATACATAAACCCTTAAAAATCAGCTCCGTGAG